GTGCTTCCGTATTTCCATAATGTTATATTTTTACGTTTGAGAAAGTTTATGACTTTCGACCCATTGACTTTCTGGATTCTTATGGATAATGGAAGAATATGCGAACGAGAGAAGAGACAACAAAAACGGAAGTGGTTCAATTGCTGAACATGACAAGAGCCTGTGAAATATGGGGGGTGACGAAATGGCACGTTTACGACCTGATCAAAGCGGGAAGGATCAAACCCATCACAAACGCGGGAAAGGGGTTCAAGTTCCTAGCCACTGATTACAAGCAGGAGTTCCTAGAACGCCTCTAATTGCGCCAGAATAGCCCTAGGAGCGTTCTGAACGTATTTCCCAGCGGTCTATACAGAAAACCCGCCTAGAATTGCTTCTGGCGGGTTTCTTCGTTTATGGCGGGTGGTTCAGATTCCCAATCGCTTTCTAAGTTCCTCCACGCTGATTCCAATGGACTTGGCCAATTTCTCCTCTGGAGATTGCTCAACCACTTCCTCCCCCACTGTGGCAAGGTTGATGATGTTGGCGTAGTGTTTTGCCGTAGTCGTAGGGGTGGAGTGTCCTAGAACCCTCTGAGCTTCAAAAATGCTTTTGGTTTCCGAAACAATCCTTGAACCGCATTCCTTTCTCAAAATCTGGATTGGACGGGTTCCTGTCATTCCATGTGTTCTAAGAAATTCTGTGAGTCTTCTAAAATTCATTTCCAGTCTAGCGGTAACAGTGGTGCTGTCCTTATACGCTACAAAATCATTTTTGGGATTCAGGGTGTTTCTGAGTTCCATGATCTGGTCATAAATCTTCCTACCCACAGGGAAAACCCTGCCTTCGTTGGTCTTCACCTTGAAATCATCGGTGTCTTGAACGGAAAGATATATTTTTTGCCCATCATCTGTGAACCAACTGGTTTTGCAATGCTCCACTTCAATTCTTCTGAGTCCAAAATAAAAGCTGAGAAGAAACACAATCTGTTCACATGCTGGCAGGGTGTGAAGGTTCTCTTTGATCTTATCCAGATTGGTTCCCGCCATAGGGATATAGGGCTTGACCTGTGGCGCGGTGAGTTCCACCCCTAAAAATATATTTTTTATCTTCACACCCTTCTTTTCGTAGAAATTCAGGCAAGCTGGTTTGAAGATACTCTTGGCATTGGCGATATTGGAACTGAATCCTCTTAATTGAGCGTCTGTGGGATTCTTTGGGAGTAGGATCTTTCTCAAATCGTTGGGGTTGATGTCCTGAATCGTCTTCGCTCCCATCTTTTTCATAATGGTTTTCAGGGAAAGCACGTTGTTGTAAATGGTGTTGGGTCTGCAAGGCTTGGGGGACTGCTCTTGGTATTCCCTGTAAAGCTTCTCCATCTGTTCCGCTTTGGGGGAATCTCCTTTCTTCAAGGGTGATCCTCCATTCAGTTCCTCTAAGGCGGCTTCAAGTCCAGATTCCTCTAGGGTCACTTGGAACCTTTTGGCTCTGCTGGTGGCAGTCTTCTTGTCCTTCCCCATCGGAAACTCCTTTTGCTTCCGCTGTCCGTTTACGGTCACAGTGATCTTGAGGTAATACCGCTTATTTTTTCCTGACTGTTTCTCTTGAAGTTTCACGAGGACATCATCCTACCTTAAATCAGGCAAGAATCAAGGAATGAAATTACCTAAAAATTACCTAAATTGCTAATATTCAGCCAAGCCTAACCAAATAAAACCCATCTAAAATAATAGGATATAATCTAACAGAATTACCAGAAAACAGAAATATTATGATTCGAAATCAGACGTAGTGTAACAGCTACCGTGGGTTCAAATCCCACCCTCTCCGCTGATTATCAACGAGTTGTGAAGGTAAGTTGTTAGAGAATCGGGGGAAATAGTTCCCTAAAAAATTACCTAAATTCGCAAACGAAACTGAACCCATCCGAACGTAACAGGATGAATCGGGGGTGGAATTACCTAATCGATTCATGGGGATTCCCTAAATCGAGAACCCCGTGAACGGAAAAATGATGGTGATAGCGAGAGAATATTTGCGCTATTTCATCCCCACTTCAACGGCCTTTAACCCTTCCGGGGGTTCTCATTCACCGTTCACCCCCAAGCAACCTTCGCACAACCTCAGGGTGCCATGGCTTGCCCGTGCGGGTTTTGATTCCATCAGTATTCAACTTTTCGGCGATATCAGCGAAGGACGTTCTTGTTCTCCCCTTCACTTTGCGCCTGAGTCTGCGGATTTGTTCCAGTATTTCGGTTTCTCCTTCACGCTCACCAAACGGCTTGCGCCCTTCACAATGTCCCTTTTCCCTTCTAACGCGTGTTCGTGCCGCCTTCAGCTTCAAAACAACGCTCGTCTTGTCGAATTCCGACACAGCCGCGAGGATTTGGCGAACAAGCTTCCCTGTAGGGTTGGAATCATCACCCGCTGATAGATCGTTTCCACCTTCCGCTTCGATTACCTGAACTCCCAGCCGAGTGAATTCCCGAAGAAGCAGTTCAGAAGCCACAAGATCACGGGCGAAACGATCCGCTCTCTCGACAATCACAGTGCGGACTCCATTCGAAGCAATGGCTCCGAGCAATTCGATCATGGCGGGACGACCATCCAATTCGTTTGTGCCTGAAATCCCTTCTTCGCGAAATTCCTTTTCGATGACAGCTCCGTTGGCTTTTGCCCATTTTAAGATTTTATCACGCTGGCGGTCGAAACCGTCGCCGTCAATTTGTCCACGGGAAGAAACTCTGAGGTAAGAAAACGCCTTCATTTGCCCTTATAATATGGATAAAAGCGACATTGTCAACACCATTTCTTTAGATTTGGTGTTTTTGTTAAGCTGGAATTCCAGCCTAGGAGGTTGCGAAGCTCTTTGCCGTCTCGGAACCCACCATGCGGAGGGTGAAGCAGGTTTCCCGATTGGAAGCCGCATGATATCGAGATCATGATTGCTAGAAAGCAGGCGAGAAGGTCAGACTGGAAAATTCCATCTTGCAGGCGACTCATCACCTGTAAGTATGGACTCAACAACACGAAAAAATGGATATTGTCGATTCACTCCAGCAACTAGCCGCCCGAATTCCCGGTCAACTCCCCCACCTCTTGACTGAAGAGGCGACGAAAAACGCCCTCATCATGCCCTTCATACAGGCTCTAGGCTACAACGTCTTCGATCCTACAGAAGTGATTCCCGAATTCACAGCCGACGTTGGAACGAAGAAAGGTGAGAAGGTTGATTACGTCATTAAACGGGACAACAAGATGATCATCCTCTGGGAATGCAAGCCCGTGGGTGCAAAGCTTGGATTGAATCACGCTTCGCAGCTATACCGCTATTTTAGCGTCACTGAAGCGCGTTTTGCGGTTCTCACAAATGGGGTTGATTACCAGATCTACACCGACATCGAGAACGCGAACAGAATGGACGAAAAACCATTCTTTGAATTTTCAATGCTCGCTCTCGATGCAAAAGCGATTGAAGAAATACGAAAATTCTCAAAAGCGGCATTCAATCTGGAAAACATACTGAGCACAGCGAGTGAATTGAAATACACCAAGCAAATTCAAGCACTGATCGCGAAAGAGCTTGAGTCGCCATCTGAAGATTTCGTCCGCCATTTCACGAAGCAGGTTTACACTGGAACGATTACCGCAGCGGTTAAATCCCAGTTCGTGAAACTCGTTGGGGATGCTTTCCGCGAGTTTATCAAGGGGCGGGTAAATCAGCGGATTCAGTCCGCACTGGAACCAGTAACAACGGTCACAGTGGAATCGCAAAATGCCGTTCCGCAAGCCAATGAAGAGGAGGGGGTTGAAACCACGCCTGAAGAAATCGAGGCATTTCATATCGTGCGTGGCTTGCTCTCCAAACACGTTGCCCCTAACCGAATTGTGATGCGGGATACTAAGAGCTATTGCGGTATTCTCTTGGACGACAACAACCGGAAGCCAATATGCCGCCTTCGGTTCAATGCCTCGCAAAAATACCTATCGCTGATGGATGTGGCGAAAAATGAAGAGAAACACCCGATTGATGAACCCGTTGATATTTTCAAATTTGAAAAACGATTGGTGGAAACTCTGGCTTTCTACGAACCGAAAAGTTAGAATTTTGATAACTTTTCAGAAAAAAATTTCATGGCGTTACCCGTCTTCTCCAAGGAATTTCAGATTTTTAAAGCAATTCCAAACATGAGCTTTTCCGCCTGCGTCAAAGGAAAATACGCTTTGCTTCTTCAGATTCGGCCATGTCCTCTGTGAGTTTGATTGCCTGCCGCTGAGACAGGGACTTTTTTCCAAATGAGGAGGGGATGGCATTTTTTGATTTCCGTTTAGGGCCTGATGAAAAGTGCTTTTTGATTTTAATCTTACCCTTTGAATCTGTGTATGAATATGAGCCTTTGGGAACTTCATGGAATTCACCGTCCTTTGAGGTAGCTACTTGGCTATCACGTTTAAAAAGGAATTTTTCTCCATCGGGCTTAAGTTTGTAGATGTAATCGCTTGCCTTTTGATTCGGACATGATTTCACCTGTTTGGTATCCTCCCGTAGAATTTGCAGGAACATTTGCTTAAATTTATCGAGATTTTTCATATAATAATATTTAACGATCTCAGGCGGCTTTTAGCAGTCCCTTTTTTACCCAGAATTTCGAGAAATCGAAGAATTTATCCTCCCTCCCGTACTCTCTTTTGCAGAAGTAGCCGACTAAACCCGTGTTTTCCCACATGGGTCGCCAGTGAAAGTCCACTGTTCTCGGATTTAATTCCATTTTTACACAGGTGTGGGCTGCGGATTCCCGGCCTTGTCCAAAAAATTGGCCTTTTTCAGAAAAATCAGTAATTTTCAGTTTATCCATTCGCTCCTTCTCCCTCAGATTATCGAAGGAAAACATGACATGGAGGTGTCCGCCCCCGAAAAATCCAAATTCTTCGCAGGCGAACCAGTTGAACTCCCTTTCCGCGATTCCAAGTTTCACCCCCCTCAAATTATCCATGAACTTTTTCAGGAATCGCAATCGGTTCTTTCTTCCTTCCCCTTTGGAATCCTCCATTGAAAAGGAACTGGAATGAAATTTGAGAGTCAACAAACCCAGCCACTCATATTTTTCAAGGGTGTAATAGTATGAATGCAGTCCGTTGAACCTGAGATTTTCGGGGTCGTAGGTGCGCAATCCCGCAGGCGTTCGTTTGATCGCATCCTGTAATTCAAGATTGAGGATATTATTCGGGATCTTGGCTTTTTTCGCCGTGTTCTTGGGATTCCTTTTTGAATATCGTAGCTTTTTCCTCGATTTTCGCTTCTTCAGTTTGTTTGTTTTTCTCATAAGTCTTTTATAATCAATGCATTGACAAGCCATCCGATTGAATGGCTTGGATTTCAAGTTATCTCGCAGGGGATTCCTTTCGCGCTTCGATACTCCGGTCTTTCAGGCGTATTTAGCGGCTTCCTGTAAATAGCAAGGGGTGTGGAATGAAAAAAACAAACCGCTCCATTATCTTGCTCCGGATTATGCCTGATTTGATTCTCTACTATCCTCCTATCCGTGCTTCCGTATTTCCATAATGTTATATTTTTACGTTTGAGAAAGTTTATGACTTTCGACCCATTGACTTTCTGGAT